GTGCTTATCCCAAGGTCAAGTAATTAGCTTGATCCGACACCCGTTGAGATGCTATTCACTAAGAATAGTCTCCCTCAACAGGCGACCCACCGCCGACGTAGAATTGTCGACGGTCTCCTGTCTAGGTAACCAGAAGTCCACGGAGTAGTGGGCTCTGGACCTTCAGTAAAATACTGAAGAAGACAGGAGTCGCCACGGTCTCTTTGCTTCGTGTTCCTACTCAACGGAACATGGCAAAGCAGTTCTCTGCGCTGCAGCGCATGGTTAACCCTCACTTTAAGATGAGAGTTATCAGGCGCGTCATGCAGTTCGCCCGTGGCACCCTGAGTCTGGTCGACGCGAAGGAAGGAATATCCTAGCTTCGACAACTGCTCTCTTAAGAACCTAGCGACCCTAAAATAACCTCTACGATAGAAGTTATTTGAGGTCTCAAGGCAACTTAAGACAGACTCGGGCGCGGAGTGTGATGGAAGCCGTGTCACATATAGTGGTGTAACTACTTCACCATCATATGCGTCTGTGCCGCAAGACTCCCTGAACTTACCAGTCAGGAAAGTCTTTGATTCATTAACCTTGAATCCAGCGGCGCAAAGAGCTTCTACCACTTGCTTCGCTGCGTCAGCAGGGACGATAATATCGTCACCGAAGACGCGAACCTGCCCGGCTAATTCCTCGACGTTCTTGAATGTCACCAACTTGTTACGAACCCTAAGGATCGTGCCAAGGGCGATGCCCAAGAAGAGAAGGGTTTGAACCGGGAATGTGCAGGCAGAGCCCATACATGCAAACTTCCTCAGCTTGTGAAAGCGGGGGTTGTGAGCATCAACTGGGTTAGTAACCCAGCGCGTCCTACTAGCATGGAGGCCGTCCAATATCGACCAATTATGGCCGAAGAGGCGTTCCACCAAGTAAGTAGAGACATAGTCAGAGGCGCTCGACAAGTCAATCGTAGCGCATTCCTGAGTATGGGACGCTCGCCGTGCTAAACTGGCATTCTGTGATTGATCACGCAAGTGAACAAACGAGGATAGCCAGGTTTCACGGATGCGGGTGGCGAAGAAATCCAACATGCACTGTTGTGCCCACTGATGTGATACGGGTTCCGCAGCGATAAGCCGCGGGCCCTTCACAGTCTTTGGAACACAAATAAGACGTGAGGGATATTCGTTCTTCGAGAACCTCGAAGTATCGCCACTGCAGACAAAGTCAACCCACTGGTTATAGCTTGCGAAAGCAAACCTATCCAGAGGGAAGACTCGGTCGAGCTTGTCCGGCCAGCTAGGAAACTCATACTTTGAGATTCCAAAGCGCTGGTCAGATACTGCACCAGGTCCGTGCTTAGGACCCCATTCCTCGGAGACGAATACTCCGATGGAAGACGAAATAAGACGGAAAGCAGCATTAATGCTAATCTCCGTCAGTTCGTCTGGGATGGGGGGGACTTCTTCCGAAAGATCGAATAGATCTGACCGACTATCCGGATAAGAACGATGACAAGCTCTAAAGTTGAACTTGCCGTCTGATTCCCATCTCGGATCGTCGTAGTCCCACTCGGGGCTACGAGGAAGTCCTTCTTCGACTTCGAAGAATTCGCTGATGGCTTGCCATTTGCGAACATCTGTACACTCCTGTTTAAACTTCTTACTCACGTAAAAGAGCGTGCGTAAGAAACCAACCAGGAGCGGACTGAAGTCGTTCCTAAGCATTCCAGACTCGTCAAAGATCTTCTCGTGAAACCCCCGGAATAGTCTAGGGATTACACGACCTCTCTTCCACGACCGGAAACCGGCCGTTTTATAGAGGGTGAGGAGACCATCTGCTAAGCACCGATCAAAGTGCTTACCAGATTGCACGAGGTCAAGCATCAAGTATGTATGACCACGTGTTTTGACGAGGGATGTGAGACGCGAGTAGTCACGTTCACAGTCCTTCTGGAGGTCAGGGAAGCTATCGACAACATCTGCGAAGATGTTTCGATAAACTCCTAGTAGATAGTCGGCATAGCTGTTATTCATATCTCTCACTCCTGAGGGTTATGATCTACGCTAGGCCGTCGCAAATCGACGGGTTAACGCCGAGTTCCCGGTAGAGAGCCTTACGACTCCCAACCCAAGAGCTTGGCGGCAATACCGCCTGCCTTGACCATGTAAAAACTCATGGCTTCAGACACATCGATGATGTCGGCAGCAACCCCGTTCGGATCATTCCGAATGGTGAAGCTGATTTCCGACGTTGACCCGATGGTGTCGGGCAAAACCGGCTTGACGAATCGAGTGAACGTCACAGAGTGACGAGCAAACGATTGTGTACCCGGTTTAACGGTGTCGTTCGAGTGCCGAACTTTCGCACGGTACTGGACGAGCGTCTCATCGAGGAAATACTCGGAAGAGTATCCATCCTGGTTGATGAGAGGAAGCACCTTGGCGGTGCCCCCAGAACCATCAAGCGTGATGGTGAGCGAGGTACCTAGAGACATCTACTAACCTTTCCTTGTTAACTACCGCATTCGTACGGCAGTCAACGCAGAAAGGATCTGCAGTTGACCATCCTTGAGAAAGGGTAGGTCGACACTGAAGCTAGAAGAACCAGGCGACCTTTCTTTGGTCACCATGGTACACGCAAGGGACCCACCTTGATAACCGAGTTTATCGGTTCTCTGGTAGGTGACATTCGTGACCGTCTTCGTCATAATATTGATAGATGTCGGCATAGCCGGCACCGCATTATTATGAGCGTTGATATGGTCTTGAACGTGAGCAAACCAATCCACTAACCAGGACCAGGGCATTAAGTCCCATCCTGTATTGAGGACCTCCTGGAGGGTAAAACCCTTTACGAGGCCTTCAGCGAAGTGGCGGTATGACTCACCAGGACGTAGAGGCAAGGGAGCGATGGGAGCCCAGCGAACGCTGGCCCAACGCTGAACTTGCGTCTTTTTGCTACCACGAGCAGTGATAGCAGCATCAAAGAGCGTATCAGGGGAGATCGTTCCGAGCTCCTCTG